CTCTGAAACTCACCCGACACTCTGATCTCTTCTTGCTCTATCGTCTGCACATCAAGTACGATCACTTGGAGCAATACAGAATCCCCGACATTGGCAGTCACTGGCGTGAACGTCGCTGAGATCACAATAGGAGACCACTCTTCTGCCATTTAGATCACCCCCCAGATACCGGCCAAAAAGTCCATTCTCTACTGTATATCCCAATATAAAATGACGCACCCGGAAGCTCCAGGCACACCTTCTTCTCCTTCTCCGGGGTAGTTGTCGATCACAGTCCTGCTCCAGGAATTACCTTCCTCATCTGTGCCGCTCTCTTCACGTCTATTTCCTTTCACGCCCCCGGCGCCACCTTTTCCACCGTCTCCTGTATTTGCAGTCGGAAGTTGAACCCCATCTCTTGCAAAGGCATCCCCCGACGCAATGTCTGTATAGTTAGGGTCAAAATTTTGTCCATCTGCGGCAGAATATGCGCCGAATTTTGTTACCCCACCAGATTCTCCAGGAGCGCCACCTCGACCAATCTCCACATTGAACACCTGATTGGGATTAATTGCGATTGTTCCTGCCCAAACAAGGCCCCCCTGTCCGTCTGTTCCATCTGTACCGGCTTCATCCCAAGAACCATCGGTCCCGGTTCCTCCACCAGACCCACCATTTACAAGGATGGCACGTAATTTTAGAACTCCGTCCGGCGCTGTCCATGTCCCTGACGAAGTGATGATTTCCCGGTTCTGGAAAAGAAACGCACCGTCTGCCTGGAGCAAAATGCTTGTGCAATTAGATAGCACCCCACTCGAAAAAGAGAGATCCTGCTGAATCCGACGCGCCGTCGTGGCATTGGATTCATCCAGCCAAATTGTATCAACGTCTCCAACTTCGGACGCCGGATTCCCACAGTTTGAAATTTCATATTGGTTTCCGCCAAAGGTAGACAACATAAGACGTGCTGCGGCAAGCGCCTGCTCCTTTGTTTTGATAAAGGGGTTGTCTACGGACTTTGTCTCACTTGATGAGGTTGAATTACCGGAAATAACATATTTCGTGTCGTTCCCATCATTTAAGGTGAAAATGATTGCAGCTACATCGGGATTTGCTTTCATTGTGGGATAGGAAATCAAATTTTCCAGCGTAATCTTATCTCCTTGATTCCATAGAGGCTCGACAGCAAGTTTCCCTGTTTCTGCGTCTGCTCTTGGCCAAGTGGCAGAGGCCATACATACCCATAAAAGGAGGTCTCCACAGGTTACACCAGAAACGTCTTCTGCACTTGAAACGATCAATGCTGTATCCGTATAATTGGGGTCCACTGTATATCGGCTTTCAAAGTTCACTCCAAGCTGCGCAACGATAGCAGCAACCCATCCTTCCAACGTTTCTGGCAAGGAATCTGGAACAATAAATTCTCTGGATTGCAGTAGCCCAATGATGTCTACCAGGTCCCATTGCATGGTCAAACCATTATCACTGGTTTTCCAACCGCCAGAATACTGATAAAACATTCCCACTCTCTTATATTCGTCTGTCCCGTCTGGGAGCCGAACCGCCATGGAAACGTCTATCGCCTGTCGTTCTTCAATCGACTTAAAAACTCCTGCTTTGTTCCGTGGCTCGAACCGTCGGTCTAAATTATCCATTTTGATGGTGCATGTCCCATATGGAAGCGATAGGCAGGAAATATCCCCCTGGTGTTTCAAACTAAATTCTGCTATGACATTCCCATCCCATTCCTCATAGATGCCGGGGATGATCTCAACAACTCGCAGTCTTCTATATGGCAGAGACCACTTCGTAACAGTGACCCGAATCGCGTCTGGATTATTTACTGTAAACCCATCTACGTTGATTTCCCGCTTCGTATTCCCCTTAAATTCCTTTGTGAAATAAGCCGTACCACCCTGCTTTACTTCGATTTTGAAATCAACAGGGTACCCATCCCATACCGCCGTGGGGAAAATGACCGAACATGCCTGCAAAATTAAAGCATTGGAAAATGTCTCTTCTACGTAAACTGGAGAAGAAAAGGTCCCATCTTCCTTGGACAAAGAATCTCCAATAAATCCAACCTGATCGCCCTCTGCTCTGGGGAAGAGATTAAACTCACCATTCAAAATAAACCGATTCCATTCCAACGTTGCATAGGGAGCAATCTCAAATATATGGTCATGAACCTGCCCGGGGACACTGATATCCGCTTCTCCATCTGAGTTCACAACACCAAATACAATGTCCGGGCTACTAATATCAATCACCGCGCGCAAAACAACTCGTCTGGTATCTCCATAGACCGCCAATTTGTATGCGGAAGAACTGTTAATCATGTGGTCTCACCTCTCGCAGTTCCAGAGAAAAGTCCCCCCAAAGCGGTCTGATAGTATCCTCGTTTTCTCCTGGCACCACCCGACTCCACATAAATTTAGGATATGTAAAAGCCATGACAAGAAAGCTCGAATAGAGTAGTGTCCCAGAGGAATCCGGCGGTAGAAAGCCACACGTAATCGCTTGCCCTTTCCCTTTTCGGCACACTGAAATCAATTTATTTTTCGTATCATCATCAAAAAGACCATACTGGTATGTAATATGCCAGGCATTCCCTCTCAGCTGACGAACGATCCGACCTGTAATCATTTCCACATCGACAGACAATGCCTGTTCTTCCACCACATAGCCACCCTTTACGCTTTCTGGCAGAACCAGATTGTATCCGGTTGTATCTAAAATAAGTTGTGTCATAACTTTCCCTCACGTCGGATTCAAAATGGGGGTGCCATTTGCTTTAGCATACTTTGTCAAGGGATCAAACAGATATGTTGCCAGCTTCGTCCCGTCTGGGAGAACAAGATTTAGCGTTAAATGTCCATTTTGGTCTGAATTTTGCACAGCGGAAGAAATGCCATTGATTATCCCGGATGAGGATTTTCCAATCCCAGAATCGGCAAAGCTAACACTCGCCGTGTCGAACGCGCCCACACCCCCAATAGACGGCGCCGGGACATCAATGCTTCCCGCCTCCAAAAGGCAATTGGCCATATTTGAAATTGCATCAAGCGCAGATGGCATCCCCTTATCAACCCCAACCGCGATGCCTGCTGGGATCATCATGCCCACAACATCTCGAAACGCTCTGGACGGACTGTTTATCCCAAGTGCGCTCTTAGCTGCATTCAGCAAACTTTTTGCTTTATCACTCACCCAACCGGTTAAAGCACTCCATCCTCTTGATATTCCATTTTTGATTCCATCCACAATGGCGCTTCCGATATCTAAAAAAGCATTGAATGCATTTGAGAAAACACCCTTTATATCTTCCCAAACCCCACTAAAGAAATTTGTGATCCCGTCCCATGCAGACTGAGCAGCTTCTTTTGCAGACTGAAATTTTTCACTAAAGAAATCTCGAACGGCAGAGAAAACACTTTTAATCCCTTCCCAAACAGATGAAAAAAAACTGGAAATTCCATCCCAGGCCGCCTCCGACGCCTGCCGCGCCTGCTGGAATCTTTCGCTGAAAAATTCTTTAACGGCGGAAAAGGCCCCTTTGATTCCTTCCCATACCCCGGAAAAGAACTCTCCTATAGTGCTCCACGCAGCTACAATGGCGTCTTTGGCCGATAGGAAGAAGCCTTTAATTGCTTCCCAAATTGCGCCAACGGCATCTCGGAACCCTTCATTCGTTGTCCACAGGGTAACAATCGCGGTAACAAGAGAAACCACCAATGTAATGATCGCGCCAATTGGGTTGGCTTTCATTGCCACATTTAGCCCTTGTTGTGCTGTTGTCGCTGCAACCGTCGCCGGGACAAACAAGCTGGTGAGAGAGGAAACAATCCCAGAGATCAAGGAGGTCACTTTCCAAGTAGCAAATGCCGCGCCAATTCCCGCAACCGCAGAAATGATTGTGGGGCCGTTATTCACAAAAAATCCCACAAACTGAGAGAACCCATTGACCAGAGAAGAAATATCAATCCCAGAAATAAAATTTGCAATCTGGGGGGCAACCGCCGCCAAGGCCGGTGCAAATTCTGTTAAAAGCGCCGTTTTAACCTGAGAGACCGCGCCTCCAATCTGTGCCATTGCATCTTGCACTTGCTGCTGTGCAGACCTGGATTGTACCAACGCGTCATTGTTTCTATAAAATGCGTCACTGGCTTCATCATAGGTGCCCGCAAGGGTATCCATAATGAGTTGATTCCGCTCGCTCTCTGTGGTGCAAGCCGCCAATTTTTTATTGAAATCATCTTCGCTGATTCCTGCCCAATTAAGGGCATCAGCCAGAGATCCTGTTACTTGGCCGACTTTTGCTGTTTCATTCGCGGATTCAATCAGACCTTCAATGGGAAGAGAGTCGCCGAAGGTACCAAAAACTCCCGCTGCAATATCAGTCCAGGTAGCAATATCCTGTTCACTAAGGGCAAGCTTTGCTAACAGCTGGGACGCCTCTGTGGCTGTGTCTGTATCGCCAAGGATTCCATAAAATGCACTGTATGCCTGCTGCGCTGCGTCGGCGCTCATCCCGGCAGCGTCAAAGGCTGTGTTTAATTTCCCCTGCGCAATCCTATATTCTTCCGTTGCAGAATCCACTGCCAACAATCCGCCAACCAGAGCGGTTGCTGCTCCTCCAACCACAGCAAGTCCCTTTGCTGCGGTTTTTCCTGCGCTTGCGAGCTTTGATCCCAGGCTCTTAGAGGTTGCGTCTCCCCCCTGGGATACTTTCTTAATCCCAGAATCATACTCACTGGTATCCAGTGATATCTTTGCGTAAAGATCAAATAGGTTAATCGGTTCCACCTCCCATCTGAAATGGCACCGCTTAGCCCTTCTCCACAACCACTTATGTAGAGGAAATAAGTCTCAATCCGGTTTTTTCAATCACTTGCGCAACAATTTCTTCTCCCGTTTGCTCTTTTTGGGGATTGTCCTCGATAAATGAAATCCATCGTTTCTTGATATAGCTTCCCCCCGCATACTTGGCTGTATTTTCCCCAATTACACGCAAAGAATCTGTGATATAAATATCGTATAGTTCTTTTTTGATCGTATTTTTTATTAGCGTTGGAAGGACAGAAATATAAGAACTCCCGCTCATTTTGGGTGCTGACAGCAGAGATAGAATTATTTTGTCTCTTCCTCCTGCTGCCACGATTTGAAAAAAGTCAGGAGCTCCCGATCTTGAAACAACTCTCTAATCTGTTTGATCGTTGTTCCTACGTTCTGTTTCCCAATTTCCTCTGCCGAAGTTTCATTCAGTACAGCCAGAACCCCGAAAATATCCGCTCGATGCGCTTTTAGTAAAACCGGCGCCAATGCCGCACACTTTTGCGCCGCAAATGTGTACATTTCTGCGACATTCTTTCCTTTTGTATCAAATTTTTTACCCAATTCGTCCAGCAGTGCCTTGTCCCCTGTAATGTTTGCAATGTAAGGAGTCAGTTCGCACAGGACGTCCAATGCCCGATCTGTGGAAAGTTCAGAAATTTTCATCAAGACTCACCCGCTTCCGCTGTCCCAGCCTTAATATAAACCTCAAAAGGCACTCTGCTTTGTTCCGCAAGGGAGTAATGCCCTGTAAATTCAAACTCAAATTGTCCCTTTTCTTTGTTTCCGCTTTGCAGCTGGAATCCCCCTGTGGACAGGCCGTTCAACATATGAATTGCGACAAACCCACCATTTGTTGCCCCCGTCTTGTCTGAGTAATCTCCCACCCACCAAATGTCTTTGAAATCAGTCGTTAAAAGATCATTGCGTGGTTTAACAAGGGTTTTGTCCGATGTGTCAATATCCGCAATCCCAACCAATGTTTTTGCAAGGTTTACATCAACGGTCACGAACGTACCGGACATGGTAACCTCCCAGCTATCAAGACGCTTTAATTCAAGAACATTGACCGGGGCATTATCAATATCCTCTCCAAAGTCAGAGAATTCTGGCGTTGCAACAAAATTTACCCCGCCAGACGTTGCTCCAAGAATATCCTCTTCTTCCACAGTTCCAGTCCCTGGGGTAAAATCAGACAGCAAAATTCCAGCATTCAGCTGTAACTTCTGAAATGTAGTTTCCGGAATACGTGTAAATTTCATATATAGTTCACTCCCTTAATTTAGTGTGAAATATTCCGCAGTTATATTTATGTATCGGCGTTTAACAGCTGGATCTTCCTGGTATGTAAGACTCTGACACCAAGGTGACCCCCGCTTGATCCAGATAAACCCACCATCGCACGGAATTTGTATGCCACCATATCCGATTTTCTTTGATAGCTCTTGTGCCTTTTCATCTGGAATAGCCTCGCTCTCCGTGCGAAACCATAGGTTGACTGTCAGGCCGATCTCCCCGGCGTCAAAGGCCCCGTCAGTGTACTCGTATGTGCCGTAGGGCATGACCACATCGTTAGGCACAGAGCTGGCCCGGTAGAAGGGCATGAACTCGTTAAACCAAGCATAGAGGACTTTATTTTTAGTCATGTGGTCAGCGCCCACCTTTCTGCCGTGAAGTATTTCAGCGGCAGCGTGGAGGAGCGTGGGGCCTGCTTGTCCTCCGGGTTGGAGGTTACGCGATAGGTTTCGCCTGTACCCTTGTCCTTGAATACGTCGTTGTACTCAATGGGTACAGCCTTGTCCACCAAGGCGGAATAGAGGCTTGTCACGCCCTGTTTTTCGGCAATGCGGGCTTCCATGGAAGTATCAAGGGCTTGATAATTGGTAAACTCTGCGCCCTCTGTCCACTCCACGATGTAACCGCCCGCGCCATCGGGGACACGCTTCTTTTCTAACAGAATACAGGTACGAGCAAAATCATCCAACAAACTCATATAATACCTCCGATCCTCCGCCAAGTATTCAGGCGGCCCTTGAAAACATCCTGCCATCCCACAGCCACGCCACTTGCATTGGTAGCTTTGCTATACGAATAACCACCAAAACTCTCACTGGTATATGGGCCAGGGACGCCATTTTTCTCGTCCCAGGCAGCAATTTCATCTGCAAGAGAGATGACCGCTTTCGGCACCGCCAGCGCCCACACAGCGCCATCAAATGTTTCCTCGGTCATGTCCTTTGCCGGGTATTGGTGGAGGCCATCATTAAAGACAGACCCCACCACCCGGAAATACTGCCCTGTTTGCAGGAAGGGCAGCGTAATGCCGCCGTCCTGCACGGTGAACTCTCCGGAGTGAATGCCATCAGGCACCAAAAACCAGTTGTTCAGGTGTTGCAAAACTTGCTCCAGCATCACGCCGCCCTCCTTTTATTGCTTTGCCCGGGCTTTCGTTTTGGCTTGCGGTTCAAACGTTGCCCCTGTAAAGGTAAATTTCACCACGCTGGAATCATCAACAAGAATCTCGAAGGTGTCATCCTTGGCCACCCGGAAGACAATATCTGCGTCAAACGGGATGTTTTCCTTTGTGGGAGAACCGTTTTTCTTGAAGGTCATTTTGGTTCCTGTCTTGGTCAGATGGAACGGGAAATAATACCCGCTCTGCTCGTCCGGCTCGCTGCTGAACTCCGTATAATCAGAAACATAATGAAATGTTCCAATCACAGATCCGTCAGCCTTTACCGCCAGATCATCACCGACTAAATCAGAAACCTGTTTCCCCAATAGGGTCTGACTGCTGGGGAATAGCGTTAAGATGTCAGACCCAATTAACCCCCCGGCGATACAGTAATTTTGGCAATGCCATCCAAATACTCAGCCCACAGTTTCATGCCCATAATGGCGTAGCTCTCACCAACAGCGGTGCTGTAGTTCCCCTGAGCGTGGAAGCCAATGAGGTTGGTCTCGCCCTGCACGGTGTAATTCAGCCCGAGCCGCGCAAACTCGCTGTCGCCAGGATCTGCATAATACAGGTCAATGTTTTCAACGGGAGTAGCGATTACAGTGTTCCGCGCGATGGCGGTATTACCAGAAACGGTAGCGGGAAGCAGGAACAGGGTGGAATATCCCATGAAGTCCTTGACGTAGTTGATGCCAAACTGGGTCTGCACAGTGATGTCCGCCGCGCCCAGGTAATCGTAAGCATCCAGGATATTCGCAAATCCGACGACAGAGGTCACGTCCTTTGCCATGCCTGCGAATTTATTCAGCACCTCGCCTTGGGCCTTTGCAAGTGCGGCCTGCCAAGTGGTGGCGGTTCCCGTCAAAGAACCAGTGTTCAGAAAGGTGTAGAAATCACCCAGCACCACGTTTTGCAATTTGGTCAGGAAAGCGTCGTCGCTCTTTTCCACGGCAATTTCCGCACCATACTTGTCCACGTCCTCGATGGGGACTGCCTTGGCATACTTCTTGATGGTCAAGTCAGCCTTTGTCGCCTGAGTAATGGTGGCCTTGCTGTACGGGATCACATTACCGGGGTCAACGTCACCATCCTCCAACGTAACGTCAGCCGTGTAAGAGATTAGCTGCGTGCCAGGGGTCTTTCGGATGGGCCGCATGATGCCCAGAATGGTGCGAAGCGCATCCCAGTTATCGTTAAACCGGGTAACAAAGTCCACCTCGCGGGCGGTAACGCTGGTATAGGTATTGGGGAGAGAATCCCTCGGATTAGTCAAGCTTTCAACTTTCGTAGCAGCCATTTAATTCAGTCCTTTCATGTAATTTGGTTTTCCATGAGCACCTTTTGACGCTCTGCGGCAGACATGATATACCGGCCATGATCATCCTTTTTGTAAATGTCCGCCTTGGTCATTGCACTCCCGCCGCTATTTACAGGAGGTGCGGCAGTCTGCGCTCCCTGGGTGGTTGTGGTTTGGATAAAATCCGACCACTCACTTTTGATGCTTTCTGTGAGCTTGTCCACATCCTTGACAGCACCCTTGTCATCCAGCTCCACGCTGTCCACATCAGACACACGAAGCACGGCATCAAGGCGTTTGTCGCTCACCCCGGCTTGTTTCAGAAGTTCCCGGTATGCCTTTTCCTTGGCGGCACGGGTCTCCTTCTTGGCCTGTTCGCTCTTGTAGTCCTCAAATTCCTCTTTGATGGCCTCGTATTTAACCTTCCAACTGTCCTTCTTTCCAGCCTCAAGGTCATTCTGCGATTTTTCGAGCTGCCGCTGTACCTCGGGCAGTGTTTCCGCATCGGCCTTATACTTTGCCACATCGGCTTTCAGGCCCTCCACGGTTTCGGTGTGCATATTGATAATCTCGTCGATTTTCTCGTCCTCAATGCCCATAGCCTTGAGGGCCCGTCTGATAAGTGCGATAAGTCATTCCTCCTCTTCGTATTTCCATGCATAATTTCCAGCGCTTTTGCTCCATCCAGACAACGCATTGTTTATTGCTTGCCTTGAAATCCCTGTAATGTCAGCAGCGTATGAAATGCTTTTGTACTCGGCTACTTTTTCGCCGCCCAACGTATATTGGGAAACCTTTTTCGCCTTGCTGTAATCGATGTTGTGCTGTCTGGAACACCACTCCAGATTTTCTACACGGTTATTACTTGGGTTTTCGTCTTTGTGATTTACTTCTGGAAGATTTTCTGGATTGTCAAGGAACGCAAGCGCAACCAGTCGATGAACTGAAAAACTATTATGAACATTGTTTTTTGACAAATGAACGAATTTATATTTCCCGGCCCTGGTTCCTTGCTTAAGCAGCTTTCCACTTACCCTGAACGACCCCCTTCCATTGTTTATAACCCTCGGGAGAGAAATTACTTCGCCCTCATCGCTCACTGCATATAATCCTTCATATCCAGCGACTTCTCGCCACATCGCCATAATCAGTCTCCTTTTCTTCGGCCCCGTTCCTTTGGGGGCGACTGTGATATAAAAACCGCTGTGCTTCGCGGTGTTTACCAAAAAGAAAAAGCGTGGGCAACCAACTACAATTTGTAGTCAGTTACCCACGCTCGGGTCTTCCGTCTCAACGCTTAGAGCCGGGAGCAATATTCATTTGATTTCGGATATTCCGCCGTTTCCACCCTTGTTTTTGATAAATCAATAGAAGCACATTCCGTCTTTAATCGCTCATTTTCTCGGATTAGGTCAGCCACTCGCTTTTGATTGGCATTCTCGCAAAAATCCTTCCACCAATTGCTCACATTCTCACTTCCTCCCGCTTGATATGTATAATTTTAACACCATCCTTCACGGGAATCAACTCTATTCTGTCCCCTTTTGCAAGGATGGCCTCAATGGCTTTGATTCGCTTTTCATCCATCATGCGTTCTCCAAACTATCTTCAAGAATGTCTCTATATTCTTGTGTATGGTCTTTTGCCGCTGGTACAATAAATGGCCTTGCCGGGTTTCCTGCTGTCCAGTGCCAATTCCCCTCGTCGTCCTGATAGACCCACGGTGGACTGCCACCCGCAACATATTTGCCAGTACCTAATTCCACATAGGGTGCGTACTCAACCCCTTGCACGCCAACATATACTTCCTCTCCGTCTACCAGATAAGAGACATGGCTTGCAAGGTTCCCAGTGTCCCACGCCTTTTGGTCCCTCAATGACTTTACAGCGTAATTCACCGCTTTTTGCCCGATAGATTCCATCCCCCGCTCTAAAGCGTTTTGGAACGCAGCCAAAATCTCTCCGCTGTTGTCCTCGAACGTATATTCAAAACCATGCGTTGAAAACGTCTGCCTTGCCATTATTTCACCCTCTTTATTTTGGCTCGTTTCTTTTGTTCATCAGTTAAAATCGACTTAAAGCCAACCGTTTTACGTACACAACTGCAGCGGCAGTTATAAATATTCCATCCGCTTGCGCCCATACTCTTGTCTCTTGGGAACATCATTTTTTCCCCTCCGACATTAAACGGCTCATCTTCCTTTTTCTTCTGTCCATCCGCTCTCATGTGCGCAGGGCGTGTCCATGCGTCATGCCCTGATACCCATTCCTTTTCTATAATTGCCCCTTTGCTTTTCAGGTCGTCTGCTGCATCTTGCCTCCCAGCCTCCATAGCAGTCAAGGTTGCCGTTCTTGCGGTTCGCAGTGCGCTTGCTCGGTTCATTTCCGGGATACGGGCCTGTAAATCAGTTGCTATCTTTCCAATGCTCGCACCTGTTAAAAGCCCACGGGTCACCGTCTTTGTAATTTGTTTTTTCCCCCATGCAAGATCAATTCCTCTACGGAGTGCCTTTTTTGCGGGATAATATGGCATCAAGTCTGGTTCTTCTACAATAAGGCGACTGACAAGTTTTTCATTCCATTGCAAAAAATTCACGTTTGTAAGATTGTCTCGAATAGGCTTCGCAAGTTGTTCCTGCATCCATTTCCGGTTCATTGCGTAAATTTTCGTAATATCGTCGTTCACATAGGCAATAGCTACTTCGTTTGCCTTTGTCATGCGCTGCGCTATCTTCTCTCGCAGAGCCTGATACCGTTCTCCCCGTCCGATCTGGTTGAGCCGCCATTGCTTATAGTCCTGCTCCGTCCAGACTTTGCCATTTATCTCCGTGCCGATCAGGGCTTTCATTTCCTCGTCTCGCTCACGGAACCGCTCAAAGTAAATTTTGATAGCGTCGGAAAGCTCGTCCCGCGCCTCTCGGTAGACTTTGGCAATACGCTTTTCCAGCGCGGCCAGTTCCTTTTCGGTCAGACGATGGGCTTCATCAGGCTTCGGCATCCTCCGTCACCTCGGTTTCCTCTTCCACCTCCGGTGGGAATGTTTCTTCTTCCAACCGCTCTGTTTCCTCCGCCGCCTTGCGCTCCGTCAGCGCGTCGTATTGGTCGGCGTCGCCGTTGATGGTCAGCAACTTTTTGGTGATGTACTCGTCGTCGTAATACTCCGCGCCCATGAGGATGGTCTGCGTCTCTTCGGCCCGGTTAATGATGCGGCTACGAGTGTAGGATGGTTCATCGTCAATGCCCGCCAAGGCCAGAATCCCAAGAATAAATTCTGTTACGCTGGCCTCAAAGTCATCTACCTTGAGATCAAGAGGCGTGTAGCTGGCGGCAATGGCCGTGGCTGTTTGATTGCCAGCTGATACCGCCGAGCTGTCAAACGCCTGGAAATCTTCGTATAGCTTACGTTTGAGCATGTCGATGGTCGCCTCAGTACCGCTGAACGGCGCTTCAATGGTGTGCGGTTCGGCTGTTGCTCCCTCATCCCCCTCAACTCCGGCGTGAACGATATGTGTCGTGCGCACTTTGTCCAAAAACTTTGCGTCATCCAGATCCTCCATACCACCGCAGTTAGTCAGCACCCAGTAGATTAAATTCCCTTCGTCCACATTGTTGACCATGTTGGAGGTGCAAAGGTCAAGGGCATCCACAGTGTTTCTCTTCCCTGTCAATTCTGAGAGCGCATCTTCACCATTTTTTAGTGGCACAATCGGGAAGGACGGATAATTCTCACCGTCGTAGATTTCCGTCCCATCTGCCTCAGTGCTACGCAAATGCAGGATATAAGCCCGCCTCTCTTTTTTGACTGTCATATCTTCGCCACTACGCTGGATGTAGTCCGTGTATCCGTCCTCTTCGTACAGAGTTGCTCGCAACGGCTTGTCTTTCGCCACCTGCCAGAACCGGATGCCAGCCATCAAAGCGCCATTTTCCTCGTCATAGAGCGGCACAAACTCCCGCAGCTTAAACACTTCCAGATGGTCTAAGTTCCAGAACCCGAAGGCCACACCAGCGATCAGGGCATACTTCCCGGCCTTCACCATCTCCAGGTCGAACTTTTTCCCCAGCCTGTCCTTCGTAGCGTCATCCTGGAAGGTCACGCCGTTGCCCAGCAGATAGGACACTTCCTGCCGCACATCAAGGCCAAAAAAGCCGCTTGCGATCTTGTGGTTTGCCGTGTACATATCCCGATGAGCGCGGCCTTGCATGTCATATATGATTTTTTCATAGCGATTGATAGTCGGGTTTTCGCCCTTAAAGTATAGTTCAGCGTCCAGCGCCATTTTGTAGGCTTCGCTGCCTTTGTGCTTATCGATGGCTTGCCGGATAAAATCCATTCTGGCCTTTTCATCCTCACCCACAGCAAGCAGATCCTGATATGTAAGCAAAAAATCACCTCTCCCACAGTGGGATATATTGCTGTTGTCCCGCCTTGCGCACCTTATGCCGAAGAATGGTCATTGTGAAATAACGTATATCATCCATGGCGTGGTCGTTCTCCTTGATAGGCTTGTCCTCCGTAGATTTGTCATCCCAGCGATACAAGCCGAACTCCCGAATCGCGTCTTTACAGTTCCGGTGTACCTTGATCGTCCCATCTTGGATATATCGGGCCGTGGTAGCAATCCCCGGAATCACATCATTGATCGCCTTTTGCACCCTGAACCTCTTGTGCCGCCGGATGACCTCAATAAACGATGCTGCTGACGGGTCCACGATAACGGATTTCACTGGCAAATCGCCAGCCAGCTTTTCCAGTTCAATATAATATTCCTCGTCGGTCTTGTTATTGCGTTCATCCCGCCCCGAGTAGTAGTATTCCCGCACCCGCGTAGCCACCTTGCCATTCCAACACCACAGTCCAGCGGAAAATGGGTTTAATGTGCCATAGTCACAGGACATATAATACTCACCACTCTCCGGCACCTCGTCCGTAATGTTTCTCTCATCAAACATAGGATACACCAGCCCCTCTGCCACAACCCACAACCCTCTAATGAACCGATCATAAAACACACCGGAGAACATGGATTCATACTGCTCAATGACCTTTTCCGTCAGTCCTGGATTATCTCGCATGGTAAAGTGAAGGTACAGCGCATTTCTTTCATCATGCTTCTTAATCCATTCCAGATAAAACCAATGCTGCGGGCTTTCTGGGTTGCAGGAGAACCATTTCTTGTTTCCATCTACAGAACAACGCGCCAGGGCCTGTTCCACGAAGGAACGGGGCATAAGCGCAACCTCATCCAATAGAACACCTGCCAGCGTGCGCCCTTGAATGAGCGCCGCGCTGCTTTCATCCTTGCCGCCAAACACCTCAAACCAATTTGTCGTAGTTCCCCGGCGCACCTCAAGGATCTTCTCTGACCGGCGCCAACGCATGGTATACTTTTCTTTTGCCAGCGTCATAGCTGTGAAAGGGACAATAATATTCTTTGAGCATGAATCAACGGTTTTCCCACAAATACCAAACCGCTGACCAGAGAAGTTTTCCATGGCCCAGCGAACAAACGCCCACATCATGATAGAGGTTTTGCCTGATCGGACTGCACCATCGCAGATAATGGCATCATATTTGGAGTATGGAAACGCAAGGATTTTCTTTTGTTTTTCTGAAATCATACTCTTTTATTCCATGCTGCAATCGCTTCTTCTGCCCCATTCCGCTTAACAACAACCTCGCCATTCTCGTCTTGGTATATGTCGCTTTTAAATGACTTAATTTGGCAACATCCATTCGGGCAATCAACCGTCCACCCATCCAAAATCGAAGTTGGAACGCCTCCACACCCGGTTAAAACCCGGCGCAGCTCGCCAGGTCCCCCGCAAAACGGACATTGTTTTAATTTAACCATCGCTTTCCAACTCCTTTGCCATCTCTCGCAAGCTCTGGCTCAAACCATCTTCCTTTGCATCATTCCCAGGCCCACCGCCAAATGCTGTGAATTTATCAATCAGTGTCCCAAGCGCTGTCGTAACCTCTGCGGCGCTGCGCGCATTCTGAATCTTCTCCGGAAGAACGGCAAGTCCTACCTCAATAATATCGCATACTGCTTGCCTGCGACTTTCCATGTAGGCAAGGATATCGGCTGTATTTTCTTCCTTTTTTTGTCTAAGTTTCTCTGCGAAATCTTCAGATGCCTCCACGACACGCCGAGCAGTTTCCCCACACACATGATTTCTTTTGGCAACTGCGTTGTAGCTGCCAAGTTCCAGATAATCAGCCACTATTTTCTTTTTCTGCTTATCTGTCAACCGTGCAGCCATAACTAACCTCATCAATAAAAATCTATTTTTGGTGGTCCGCCCTGGAGTCGAACCAGGATGTCCCCGGTTATGAGCCGGGCGCTCTGACCATTTGAGATAGCGGACCAGATACCCCTTGCGGGGTATGTTGCGGGTTTTGTCAGGCTTTCCGCGGGCCTGTTTACACCGTCACACGTACCTATGCTTAAATTGTCGTACACCTTATCCATGGGCACCGTGTACTTTAGCACCCCAGCGAAGTTTTCAGCAAAATGGCGAATAGTACGTGCTTCGGTTCGCTTCGCGGCCGCAAAGCACAGAACTGATTCGATAGAAGCACAATCTCCTTCCATCAAATTTCCCCAGCTGGGAATGGTCACCCGTTTTGGAGTTGCACCAAAATCCGCTCTGGCCGGGTGATAGGGAGGCGAGAACAAGGCTCGCGCTCCCAAAGAAAAAGGAGGTACGCCCGATATTGAGACCGCCTCGGAGCCGGGCGAAGGAGAAAGAAAATCTTCTGTTTTATACATAGCGAGAAAGAAAATAAATTTTCTTTCTCGCGTATATGTATAAAACCATTTCCTGCTTAAATTATATCGCAGCCCTCCATTTCGGTCAAATTGTTAGACGATCTTAACACTTTGTTTACAATTTTAATTTTGTCTCTGTGTACGTAATTCCAACCGCATACGCCGCCCATACATCGGCAGAGAACCCATAGAACCAATCTGGATTCTTTTTGGTTCCCTTCCCGTTTTTCAGATCATGGGTTGCAAATCGGTCAATCAGTGCGCGGCGGATATTGGCATCCTTGGCCCTGCTGTCATGGCAGAGATGGAGTTTTTCATCCTGGCGGTATATGTAGTCCACTGGCTTCTGTGCTGCTTGCGTGAATCTCCCGACCCATTCGCAGGTTTCAAAAACATTGCGTCCAACCGGCATGCCATAGCTTGCCAAACGCTCAATGACTACAAAATCATACGCCTCCAACTGGAGAACCAAAAGGACCTCGGCATTTTCTGCTTTGGCAAACCGCAGCGGACGTAGACCCTCGCTGTCTATGAAGCAATAGGCGCTCTGCTTGTCCCCTGGGTCAATCGCTAAGATTTTCATTTGTTGCCCTCATGTTGTCAAATATCCTCATCAAGATCGTAGTGGTTAAACACCCACCGCAGGACCTCCACTAACCCGTCTTTATCAAAGTTGTAGTGGTCAAGCAGCCACCACAAAGCCTTCGCTAACTCGTCTTTTGTGACGCTACTGCACCTCTCCATGTATGCCACCTGTTCAATGGCAAGTCTCCTTGTTTTGAAGGGAATGCGTTCGTCGGTCAAACCTGTTTTTATAATATTTACGGCCTGATCGGGAGAGACATTGGAAGTTGGAAAAAGGATTTTACTGCTCATGCTGTCCGCCCTCCCCGTCGTGGACTTTCTTTTTCATCTCTTTTGCAGCTCCTTCGCCTACACCAAGAGCATACGAATAAATCATCCAGCAAACGAAGCTTCCTACCCAGCAGAAAACCAAAACAGGCATCGGGACTATAAACCATCCGTTTGCTTTGACAATAGACAGGATGATGCCCAGAAAAAGAAGCAGTTTAATCATCATCGTAGCCCTCCCCGTCGTGGATGGAGCCGATGACCTCAATTCCGCTCGTTGACAGATGTATATTTACGCCCATGCTTTCAGCGCCATTCAACCAAACACAAAATCTATTCCACTCTTGGTCATAGCATACAGGGGATTCTTTTTGTTCGCCGTTCCAGTTCGCCCAATGGATGATATCCCCCTCAAAAATCTTCATTCCGTTCTTATCAGTTATTCCGGTGTACTCGCAGACCGTGGAGGGGTCAACCTCAACTTCATCGTACTCGTGGAGGTTATCAATCCAGCCGAAAAACGTAATTAGACTACCATCATGGGCGCACTGGCATTTCCCTTGCCTTTTTAGGGTGCAGTCAGCACGGTCATATACCGGATACCCTTCCACCCACTCGCCATCACTTAGCCGCTTGGCATTGAAAAGGATCTCTCTCATTCTGCACCTCCGATGATCTCGTCAAGGGTGATGATTTCATTTGAGCGAAGAGAAGGGAACAAAGAGGGGTCGAGTGTTGCAATGACAAGTTTTCTGTTGAAAACTCTAATGCCGAAGCCATACATCTCAATGCTTTCTGCCTCTGAGTATAACATCTTGATAGCCTTCGCCCTCTCCGCCTCCTGCTCCGTCCAGCGGGGCTTGCGGATGATGCGGTCGGGGTGTAGATTTTTGTTATCACGCCCCGGACACCGCTCACCATGCAAACGACCCTGTCACCTATCTCCATACAGCGCCTCCAATCTCTCCATCACCATCTGCACGGCCTCGTCCGTCATGGGAGCGCCGCAGGAAGGACAGAAATTTCCATCTTTCACAAAAAGGGAGATCGCAAACGCTTCGTATCCACACTTTGAGCATTTAACAACAGCAAAATGATCTATTTCGCTTGTATGACTATATTTCCACTTCCCCCTCCACACCTTCTCCACCCGCTCCCGGCTGATGGGGCGGAGGGCGGAGATGGCGGCTTCCTGCCATGCGTTCACCCATTCTGACAATGTTTCGGTTTCGATGTGTTCGCAAATCTCGTTGACGTTCACATCAGCAATCAAATCTTTTAGGCTCACTCCATCCCCTCCTGCGTCATCTCTGTTCTTCCCCCCCGGCCTAAATATCACAACCATGCACGGAAACGGTGCATTCCATTTGGCGCCGCCAAATTTTAGTCGGCCGGGCACAAACCGGATCTCTGCCTGGTGATAGATGTACCGGTGAAACCACTGCGTATCCGTTCTGGCTGGCAGCAGCATCACGACCGTGGCACCTTCTGAAACGCTGGCAACCGCTTTTTCGACCCATTTCCCGATCTTCCGTCCATAAGGAGGATTGCACCATACAACACCGGTCCAGATCTGAGACAATCCGTCTTGCTCTGGGGTGTAGTACCTTTCACACTTCGCATTCCACGGCAGAGCGCATGCGTCCAGGGAAAAACAAAACTCTGCATTGAGTTGGTCAAAAAATGCTTGCGGTGTTTCCCAGAGATCCGTTGTGCTGGTAAACATTCCTTTTGTGATACTCAATCTTTTCCCCCCAGCGTCGCCAATTCCCCGCCGCAAGCCATATACCCCGCGCCATCGATCCAGCTATCAATGTGCTCAGGGTTTACAGATACCCGGGCAATCTTGAGCAAGGCCATCATGGCCGCCACATCCTCCGGGTCTAACTGCACATGGACCCCAGCGGCAACACACTTCGCACTGAGATAGGTGTGCCAAAATTCCGCAATCAAACGAAAGCTATTTTCTGGATTATTATAGTCCTGCACACGTTGTCCTGTTACGCATCTTTTAGCCTCATCTAAAATCTCTTCTCTCGTCATATTAAACCTCAACATGTTTATAAATCCTATTGTGTTTTATATCGCAAATTGTTTGCTGGCTAACTCCATACATTTTGGCGATATCTACACTTCGATCTCCGTTTTTTATTCTTTTCTTAATTTCTTCCGCTGACCTAATAGATAATTTCTGATTTTTTCGCAAATTACCTCGATATCTATAACAATCAAGCGCGTTTTGGGATGCAGTTCCATACTCTATATTCCACAATACGCAATTTTTTGGGTTTCCATCTTTATGTCTAATTACAGCTCCTTCTTTCCTTTGCCCCAAAAATGCTAAAGCTAATAATCTATGCACTTTAACAGTATTTCCATTTATTCCAACTTGTGGATATCCCCATTCATCAGGAGATTGCAGAAGGATTCTTTCGTTTATAAGTTGTCTTCTTCCATTACATCTCTTGATAGTCCTTTTTAAGCTTTTTACCCTACCAAAATTAGATACCATGTAATGTTCGTTGAATCCAGGAACAAAACGCCACTCTTCCTCCCGATCTCCACACACACACTTCTCCGCAGCGGCGAGAATTTCTTTTCTTGTCATGGGGTCTCCTCCTTCTTCTTCGCTGGCTTTCCATACCGCTTAGCGATATAGCACTTTCTGCTGCAATAAATTTCGTTTTTAGCGATCGCAAGGAATTTCGTCTTGCACACCGGGCAGGTTTTGATCTCGCTCTTTTTTTCTCTCACCTTGCTTCCCTCCGTGCAAATATGCTACCCGCTTATCAATGCAAGCCTGGCATAATTTCTTCCCCGGCACAACATCGGGAGATTTGCAGAAAAAACAGGTTTCTCCACTCAGCGCCATTTCCCAAGTCCTTTGACCCTCTTGATTTCGTTTTTCTCGCTCACGGTTCCTATGCTTTATGCGACACCGCTCACAGAGGGAATGCCCGTCATTAGGTTTTTTCTTGTAGCAATTCGGGCAAATGTTTTCTTCGACCATTTTTGCATACCGCTTTCGGCTTTCTTCCCTCATTTTTTCTGCGTATTCTGGTTTGCTTCTTTTGTTTTCGCTCCAACGCCTTGACTTTTGATTGCAATATTCACACATCGCTCTCCCAGCCATTGTGTAGGCGTCTTCTCTTCCGCAGATAGTGCATAGGCCGCTCTCCCGTCTGACCTTTCTACGCCGCCTTTCAAATTCTCTATCTGCTTCTGTATGCGTTCCCATATTCAATCACCACCAGACAATTCCTGATAGATCCGGCTGGCCACCACATCCCGGCTGCCCTGGTACTTTCCGTGATACTGGCTTAAAATCTCGCCGGTGGTGGTCTGATAATAAATCTGGCAAATCTCCATGCCGGGGTACACCCGTACCGGCTGCACGCAGGTCAGTTCCAAGGTCCAGTTCCCAGAAAAGCCCACATCGCCAAACCCGGCGGTCACGTGGACAAAGATGCCCAGGCGGCCAATGGAGGACCGGCCCACCAGCATGGGGACCAGGTTGTGGGTCTCAGTATATTCCACGGTTTTGGCCAGGTAGAGCCGCCCGGGGTGCAGCACCAGGCCCTCCTCCGGGATCACCAGCCGCCCCGTCCGGTTGTCCTGCTTTGGGTCCAGGACAGCCTCCTTGTAGGCCATCAGCTCGGGGGACAGCCGAAGATTGTAGCTGTTTGGTCCCAACCGGGATTCCTCCCAATCGCTGATGACGATGTTGCCCGCCTCCCGTTGGAGTTTGATTTCATTGCCGGTTAGAATCATGTCGTCTCCTCCAGTTTTATCTGTTCTGGTTTGAATGCGCTGTCTTTGATGTCCACATAACGCACGGTCCCGTATTTCTCCAGGTCACAGGCAATCTCCTCCCGCGTCCCTTCGGGATTTTCAACGCTGGACGGAATGGGCCGCAGTTTCACAGTGATCTCCCACATGGCTCAAAGCTCCAACAGGCGGCAGAGGGTTCCCTCTACCCGGGCCATGGCATGCCGTGAGAGGTAGTCCTTTCTGCGCTGCAAGCTGCGCTCCGGCAGCGATTTGACGTGCTCCAGGACCGCCACATAGGTTTGGCCTTGGACGCTCTCCACGGCGATATGGGACGCCGCCGCGTAGCGTTCCCGGGACACCAAGGGCGCCGCCACCACGCATCCGGTTTCCCGGTTGTTCTCGGCGGAGGAGAGGATCAGCACCGGTCTGCCGTAGTCCTTCTTTCCGCCTCGGTATCGGTCGGTTATGTAAATTTCGCCTTTGTGAATCATGTCTGCCTCCTTGCTGTGCGCCAGTTCCTTGCTCTGGAACAGTCCATGTAATATCCGCCTGCCATCTCAAACAGCCTTGAGCCGAGGGCCTCATCCCCTCGGAGAATCGCCTCCAGCGTGTTCTCGCTGGAAAGGATGGTGGGCTTTTTGCTGATGTATCGCGCGTTAATCAGCTCGAATGCCAGGTGAACATCCGCCGGCCGAATTTCCCCCTTCCAGAAGTCATCCAGATAGAGCAGCGGCGTATTTTTCAAGGGTTCGGTTTCCTCCCGAAAATCGTCCCGATCATTTCCAACTGCCTTGGCCCTTCGCGCAAACTCCCGCCACGAAACATACAGGCCGGGTTTGCCGCCCTCAACGATGGCCCGGAAAATGGTGGTGCATAACGTCGTTTTCCCGCAGCCCGGGGTCCCGCAGATGATGAACCAGGAGGGATCTCCCGTCGCGATTTGCTGTACGTAGTCTTGCGCCATGGCAAGTGCTCTCCTCTGCCAGTTCTCCGGCGTTTTCCAGTTCTCCCAGGTGCAAGCCGCCAAGGCATCCGGCGGGATTCCGCTGCGGTCCATGGCCCCCATGGCGTCACGGATGCTCTGGCATTTGCAGCGCTGAAACCGCAGCGCCCCATTTTCCTCCACCGTCATGTACCCGCCCCGGTCATGGCACGTGGGGCAATGATAGCCTTTCAGCGTCCCGGGGGTCGCGTTGAAAAGTTCCGCCCGTTTCCGCTGTGCTGCGAAGAAATCAAAACGGCTCGTCGTCCCAGCATCCGTCAGTCGCGGAGGGGAGTTTGTCGATGATTGGGCCCTTGTTGGGAAGTCTTGCAAATGGATCATCCTCCTTAACCAGCTCATCCTCCCACCGGCCCTGGTTGAGCCAGGTAGCCGGATTGGGAATGAATTGACCGTTGTTCTCCCGCCATTGCCTGCTGCCCTTTTGGCACTCTACGGCGTCAAGAATCCTTTGCGTCAGCTCCGCGCTTGGCTTGAGCCTACTCCACGATTTTCTTGCCGCTTGCTTCCCAACTTTGCGGGGATAAGCAGCCCAGAACCGGTCGAAGCCAGTTTTTCTGGGGGGCGGATACAGGGGGGTATCCGGTGAGGGTGAGGTTGAGGGGGGATTATAGGGGGGAGAAGAGATAGGGGTTGTAGGGGAAAGAGAAGAGGGGGGAAGAAAGGGGGGAGAAGGAGCGGGAGAGGGGGCAGGAAATTCAGAATCTTTCAGAACTTTTTCAGAAAAATTCAGCAATCTTTCAGAATTTTTCAGAACAGATTCAGAACTCTTTAAGAACTTTTCAGAACTTGCGTTTTTCTCCTTCTGTCTTTGATAGTACCGGCGATTATACTCGCTTTTCTTTGCCTTCTTCTGTTTGATCTCTTCATTTTCTTCCCGGAGAAATTTTAACGCGAACCATTCAGGTGCTTCCCAGTCATCCCCGGCGTCCGAACCAACGAGAAGGGCCAGAAGGACCCTATCTCGTTGGTCGGTTGTGAGGTTAAGCAAAATATCTCTTCCACTTTCAGTGATGTAAAGAATTCGCATGGGTTTCCTCCCTCATAAGCGAATCCCAGAGGTAGAGATCGAACCCCCGCGTTTGGATAAAAAGGCTTTCAATTCGTCCGGGGGAAAATAAACCCGGGCGCCAATATTGATTCCTTGAATGAACTTGGCTGCTCTCAACCTGTCCAATGTGTCCACACTGATATTAAGGGCCTGAGCGGCCTCTTTCCGGGTCAACAGCAATTTTTCCATTTTATGCTCCTTTCTCAAAACGGCAGCGGTCCGTCCCCACTGTCATTGTCCCAGGGCAAGGGCCCATCATCAGGAATGGCGGCGAAGCCGTTCGAGGGCGCTGTGGCCTTTTTCAAGGGCTTATCCGGGGGCAAGGTGTATTCCCCGTTGCGGACCCGATCTGCGCTCATGGCGCGGAAAGGACGCACCGCCCAGCCGGTTTTCCCGTTATAGGACCATTCCTCATTCCGGAAGAGGATGCCCACCAACTTTCCCACCAGGGAAGTCTCCTCCCAGTTCCAGGTGTAGCCGGGGTTGGAGTGCTCAAAGGCGGTGGTCAAGCCTTTGAAAGAACTCTTTGTCCATTCATCGTTGTCAGTCCCATCGTCTTTGGGCAAGAACTGACGAATAACCCCCTTCCACTTTTTATCCTGCATGGTGTTGGCCTTAAACTCTTTGGAGAAGAACCCTCTCTGCTCTCCCTCCTCAATGTCGAAGAGGACCAGCAGCTGGGGGCCATAATTGGTATCCGCAAAGGATACCTGTTTGACCCGGCAGACATAGGCGTCCAGGGGGAGTTTGGGACGGTCAGAGAACTCCTGCACGGAATCCCAATTTTTCGGTTTTTGAATCATGGTTTTTGTTCCTCCTTGTGGTTGATTTGATTTAATTCATTTCGGATTGTATCCAGAATGCCGATTACGGAGAAAATGACTTCTTCCTGATAATGAAGAAGTAATATGCAAGACTTTGACAGGCTGTTTAATTCTTCATTGATGTCAGCTTTGTTCTCCGGTGCTTGAATCATTCGCTTTGTTCCTCCTTGGTGTAAAATATAAGGGGGCATCTGCTCCCGATGTATTTGTCTGGGTACTCGCAAATTTCCCCGTTGAGACCGCAGCTGCGGTAGTTGCGGCGGTAGTATTTGCACTGATAGCAGCTAATGTCCACGTTATCCTTAAAGTCAACGGGAAACGTCACCTCAACCATGGCGCGGGCGCGGATATATTCCTTCACCCCGCGGGAGAATTCAGCCATTGTCTGTCGCCTCCTTGGGAGATGTGGTGGGGAGCAGCCCCCAATACTCTCTAATCCGCTGATCGACGAATTTCAGATCATTCTCAATCTCCAGGTCAAACATTTCTTCGGGCGACTTAGAAATGTCCATTCCATTGGATTGGGTGCGGAAGAAATGGCGGTCCCCTTCCACCATGCAGCGCAGACAGATTGTGACCATCCCCTCAATGCAAACCTTCTCGTCCAGCAGCTTTCCAATGGTCCGCAGCTTGGTTTCTCCAAAATCGGATGTAGTTTCGTGCATGAGGATATAGACGATGACATCCTCTGGAAGCTGCGACTGGATGAACATCAGCAGCCGCCAGAAATTGTCCGCGATATCGTTGTAGAGGTCGAACGTAGAACTTCCCGCCTTGGGTGCGGAATGACCTTTCATGAAAGTGTTCGTCAAAAGGTACCCAGCGTCATCAATGACAGCGGTTTTGGTGGGCATCTTTTGCAGGCCAGTGGTAATGGTCTGGTAGCTGTCTGTCTTCATCTGGTATCGGAAGGTCCCGGGGAAAGGCAAGCGTTTGCCCACCACGTTAATCAAAAAGATTTCATCTGGGGCAAAGTTTTTCAGGGAACGGGACTTCCCAGACCCGCTCTTGCCATAGATCAAAATTGGGAGCCCAATAAGTCATTCCTCCTTGCTTCTTCAACCCATACCCATGCAAACCCACCGACATGTTTGCATTTTTGGTGATTTGCACACTCACAGATGTGGGAATGCGATAATTTTGTTGCCCTCGCAGCCGCTTTTGCACTTGGATACGTTGCAATGATATTTGTACCGTCAATTTGGGAAATAGGTTTACTGGACAAAGCACCATTTCTTCTCGCGGCAGAAAGTCTTTTCTCTGACCTAAAGTTTGCATTTTTCAGGTGACGAGAAAGTCTCGTTCCGTGATTCATATTTTCTTTCGCAGTAACCCACTCCAAATTGGACACATTGTTGTTCATCTTGTCTTCATCAATATGATTTACTTGCGGTTTTCTATCTGGGTTCGGGATGAATACTGTTGCAACAATTCGATGAACCAAATGAATTTTCCCTTGACCGCCTCTAAATAACTGTATATGAGCATATCCATTGTTTGCTTTGATCGGGGTGAGCAAACGATCTTTCCTCGCACTCCATATTTCCCCTTTTTCTGATACAGCATAAAGCCCTTCGTATCCAGGAATTGTGGAAAATCCTACTGGAATCCCGATAAGTCATTCCCCCTTTTCGCCGCAGTCCAGGTATTCCTGAAATAGGTCCATCTTCTCGTCCAGATAGGCGGACATGGTGAAACTGTTATATAAGAACATGTAGTCCATGAAGTCATCCAGGCATGTGTCCATAATGAAATCCCGGCATGCCTTGGCGGACACCTCCACGCTCACCTTTCTGGGGAAAAAATTTACTCGTTCCTCCATCTTGACAAACCTCCAATTTTTGTTACAATAAAGTTAAGCGGAAGAAACATAGCTTATTTTTTCAAGTATTCTCCTTTCTGAACTCTGCCGGTGCTGCAAACCGGCAGAGTTTATTTTTCGCCTTTTCCACGGAGTTCTTTTTTTCATCGGGTGATAACCGTGGTATTCACGCCGTAATGGTCGATCAGCTCATGGTATCGAAGAAGCTTCTCCTTCTCTGGGAAGTCCTCCGGCATGGGGATGCGGGGACGGCCTACCTTCTTCCTTGATTTACTCGGACAACGCCCGCTGCAATCTGGATTGGTACAGTGCAAGCACTGCTGGATTTTCTCCGGGGAATCCCATCCAGGGTAGATTCCATTGCGTTTTCGGCGTTGTCCGGGGATGGGTTCAGGGGGCGCGTCGGCCCATGGCTTCCTCCCTTCGGTCTGCACCTTGACCCCGTTGATCTTCACCATATACCCACCCCCTTTCGCACCTGGGGCAGAGATATACCTTCTCTCCAGGTTCCAGGGCGGACACGTTCCACCGCTGCTTACACCGGCGGCAGAGACGATACACCGCGCCCCTCATACCACGCGGAAGGGAATGCCCCGGCGGGCCAAGGCGGCATTGATCCGGCTTTTCCCCATCTCCCTTCTGCTCCGGGCCTCCTGGCGCTTTCTGGCCGCCGGGGCAATGGCCCGCAGCAGGATGTCCATATCATGGCGTTGCTTGATCTCTTGTACTGGGTTCATCAATTTCACCTCTTTTCTTCATCCACTCTTCCATCAACTTTTCATAAACGTGGAAAATAGGCTGTTTTGCGCCCTCAATACATGTCCCAAAAAGGTATACTCCTTGTTTGATGCCGCGTCTAAGAGTGTCGGGGGATATACTCAATCCAGCCGCTCTTAAAATTTCGGTCGCTTCCTCGATGGTCAAAACTTTGACCTTATAATTCGTCATATTCTGTTACCTTCTTTCTCTTGTAAAAAATCAGAGATATCACATTCAAACAGTCGCGCCAACGCTTTGAGATGGAGGACTCCAGGAATTCGCTTCTCAGATTCCCAAAAGTAAACAGCCTGATTAGATACTCGTATCTGCCGCGCGACTTCCATTTGTGTAAATCCTCTTGAAATTCGAATTTTCCGAAGATTCGTCCCAATAGACATAAGATCACTCTCCAGATCCCCGCCCGATTAAGGGCGGGGTCGTTTTTCTCCGTTGCTTTTTCTTCTTTTCTTTTTGGGCTTGTCCCTCCATCCTTCTGCATACCCCGCAATATAAAACAGGGCTTCCTTTGGCAGTCCAGAAAGACTGTCTACCACGCTCTGAACATCAGAGAGCTTCTTTAGATCAATCATGTTGTCACCACCTTTCAATCCCGGCTTAGATTCCTGTGCTCACTCAATAAAACACCTCCTGTTGTCCTCCCTTTCCTGCTGTGGTATACTGAGCACAGCAGGGAGATGAAGATCATGCCATTCGTGAAATCATGGAGCGCAATTCCTGGATTACTGGCTCTGTTGCGAATGCTTTAATGAATTGGCTTTTGACAAAAACTCTGTAAAGTCCCCTTCAAATTCAAAGACTACTTCAAGCTCTGTGCTCCCGTGCATGGAGCTTGAAATTTTATAGTCCTTGATTTCTATGCTCTCACCGTTTAGCCGGAAAAATGATCGGCTCCCCAGTTTACAGATTGCAACATCCATTCTTATCACCTCTCTTTCCTATTCACCGTTGCTCTGGATGCCCAGTGGGTAATTAGTCGCCCAATCATTGCTTTTCCCTTCCTCTTGCGGTATAATATTTCATAGTAGAAAGCATAAAAAAGGATGTGCTCATATGATAATGACGACTATACTGAGGTCAAATAGCGGGGAATGCCCATTATGGGGCGTCGCCGTATCTGTGCGTGGGTGGTACGAGGAAAAAGAGAAAAATGTATGGAGTTTTCTGCGGGCTGAGTGCCCCATTATTGAAAATGCAAAACTACCATTATACAAGCAAAAGCAGGAATACAAGCTTATGTTTTGCAAAGATGCGTTTTCATGCCCGCTTTATACAGAGTTCCAGCCGAAAATCACAAAGGACATATAGCGGAAAACCTTTTCACAGACCTCCGGCTTTCTCGTCAGTTGGTGTTCTGCGATCACAAGGGCCAAATCCTGCCCCAATACCTTAAATTCTTTTGGGCCAAGAATCCTGTCCAGTTCATCCCCGAGCGCCGTTTGTTCGGCGCTTTTTTTCTTTTCGTCCATCCTCATCACCTCTCTTCCTTTTGTCCTGGTCATAATATATCATGTCTAAGGCAACTTGTCAAGGCATTTTTATGCCTCAGGCATATTTTGCTTGACTTATTTCATTTCTTGTGTTTTAATAGATTCCAGACAGGAGGTGAAATAAATGGAAAGTATCAATAACAGAATTGCATGGTGCGTAAAAGATAGCGGGCTAACAAAAACAGATTTTGCAGCTCGTATAAATATCTCACAATCATTTATTTCAAGGTTAGTATCTGGAGAAAAGCTCCCAAGTGACCGAACGATTGCGGATATCTGCCGAGAGTTCAACATATCCGAAGTGTGGCTTCGCACCGGAGAAGGTGAACCCCACATGGAAAGAGATAAAGACGAAGAATTCCTTGAGATCATGGAAAAAATCAACATATCAGATGATGATTTAATTAAACAGATTATTAAGGCTTATTGGTTTTTGGATGATGATGAAAAAGCCGCTGTAAAAAAAATGATCGACAATCTATCTGGAAAATAAAAAGCCCCGGATTTCTCCGGGGCCTGGAAGATCAGCAGATCAGTTTTTCTAATATTTTTGCACGGGTAATCATGGCTCTCAAAAATTCTTCATTAGAATTTCTCTCTATGATGTATTGAAGCTCTTTCTTTAATCGCTCTGTTTTCTTTCTTTTCTCTTCTTTCATATAGCATCTACCTCTGAGCGATCAAAAGAGCTGCTTATTTTGGGTAATACCTGTTTAATAAACGTATCTAATCGTGGATCAGTAATTTCACGAATATCACGTACCCCAAAAAGTAGCTCTAAATCAGTTTCAATACGGTTTTTGTCCGGGCTCTCCTGAATCATCCAATAAATTCCTTCCATATTCATGTCGACTCCTCCTTTTCGACTTTATATAAATAATAGAACATTTGTTCGATATTTGCAACTGAAACTATCCGACAGATATCGACGTTAGTCCATAGATTGGGCTACGTGATATATAAAAATAATTGGAGGTATCCATCATGGAGACAAAAGAGAAAAAGAAAAAGGGAAAAGCAAAGTGGATCGTTTTAGCTGTTGTCGTTGTTATCATAATTGCTGCCATCGCTGGCGGCGGCAATGATAATACGCCCCAAACTCCCTCAAATGAAGATCCCGTTGCCACTTCAGAACAGCCGGCGAGCAACCAGGAAACATCGGAAGAGAAAAAAGATGCAGATGTCCCCACAGAGTACAAAAATGCGCTAAAGAAAGCCGAGACATATAGCAAAACAATGCACATGTCAAAGCAAGGAATCTATGATCAGCTTGTGTCTGAATACGGAGAAAATTTCCCGCCAGAGGCTGCTCAATATGCTATTGATAATCTGGAAGCCGATTACAAGGCAAACGCGCTTGAGAAGGCAAAGACATATTATGAAACAATGAATATGTCAAAGGAAGGTGTTCGGGACCAGCTCGTTTCTGAATATGGAGAGAAATTCACGCAGGAAGAAGCTGATTATGCCATAAACAATCTCGAATAAATAAAAACCGCCCCCGGTGTTGGCGCACCGTGGACGGTTGTAGAAGGGAAGATGCTTTGCAAGGGCTATCTTCCCTTCTATTCTAACGAATGGAAGGAGTATTGTCAATGTTATGTATCAAGTGCAAAAAAGAAATACCAGAATATTCTATCTTTTGCCCTTTATGCGGGAAAAAGCAGGTTGCCGAAAAAAGAAAAGCTTTGAAAAGAGCAAATGGAACAGGGACTGTATATAAGCTCCAGGGGCGCCGGAAACGGCCCTGGGTGGCCGCAAAGAACCGAGTAATAATAGGATACTACGAAACTAAGACAAGTGCTATGGAGGCGTTAGAGGGATTATCAGGACGTAATCTGTCAGATCGGTATAACATGACGTTTGCCGAGGTGTTTGATGAGTGGAAGACGGAACACTACAAAGAAATAACCAAAAGTGGTATTTCCTCCTATGACAGGGCATTTGATATATTCGAAAAACTGCATAGGCGAAAGTTCCGGGATTTAAGAACTGTCGATTTTCAGTCGATTATAGACCAGCACATGGACAAAACACAATCAACCGTATCAAAGTATAAGCAACTCATTACCCAAATGTCTCAATGGGCAATCCGGGAAGAAATTTGCACAACAAATTTTGCAAAGTTCGTCAAGGTTCCGGAACGTATAAAAAAAGAAAAAGACATTTTCACAGAAGAAGAAATCAAAAAATTAGAAGAAGATGGAAGCGAAGCAGCCAGGATAATTCTAATGCTTCTATCGACAGGAATGCGGATAGGAGAACTTTTTTCCCTCCCTCTGAATAGTTATCACAAAACATACGTGATCGGTGGATCAAAGACGGAGGCAGGACGAGGAAGGGTAATCCCCATCCGGCCAGAAGGGCGGAAGCACTTTGAATACTTTGCCGGACAAGCAACTGGGCCGCTCCTGCTCTCTGGGTATGTAGGAGAAAAGCGACTTGAGAATTACCGTAGACGCAATTATTATCCACTTCTAAAGCGTCTCGGTATTGAGCGGCATACTCCGCATGCAACCAGACACACTTACACATCAAGGGCGGTCAAGGAGGGGATGTCTCCTGAAGTGCTACAAAAAATTCTCGGCCACGCAGACTATTCCACGACAGCAAACGTCTATACTCACATCGACATTGACACACTGGTTGAGGCAGTCGAGCGTTAGAAATTTGTTAGTAACCGAAATCATCTTCTCTTAACTCTTCTTGTTTGAAGTAATAAAAAAACATTGAAAAATCAAGGAAAATCAACGTTATGTAATATAAAAAATGATTCGTATATATTTGACGTGCGGGAGGTCACAGGTTCAAGTCCTGTATCGTCCACCAAAGAAAGCCCTGAAACCAAAAGGTTTCAGGACTTTCTTTACTCTCTCCCGTTGCGAGATTGTTAGTAACCTGCATGTAACGTCACAGGTATCTTATTTTTCTCATTACTCCTTCATATACACGGGGATTAACAGTATGCAATGTGTCCATAAGGTCATCTATTATTTCCCATACAGCGTCCGGGTCCCTATTCTTCACCTCACAGAGGAAATCACTTTCCCCCCAGCGGGGAGGATCTGGGGAAGTAGAATGCCCTCTATCATAAGCAATAGGAACCGCCTTTCCTTCCTCCCGATCCATGCAGTCCCGGATAGTATAAAGGTTTGCCAGCTTGGCATAAGCCGGGTAGCTACTCTCCCCATACTCCAAACGGGCAATTTCAATATCTATTTCCTTTCGGTCAAGCATGGGGGCACCCCCTTACGCTTTCTCCAGCTGCTCCATAGCCCGGCGCAGGATTTCCTTTTCTCTTTCGTTGGCACCACTCATCATATCCTCAATCTGGTCCATCATGTGTTCTTTAGCATCGGTGCGGGAATACATGCGTCCATCCCGGCTATACCGGCCCATGGAATCCCGTTTCCGGCCACGGTAGCTGGAGCCTCGTCCATAGGTGCCGCGCATATCGGCCTCCCAGTCACCAGCCCGGCTGTAATCGCCGTGTTCCTCCAGCATCTCAATCTTGTCCAGGTTTTTAATGGTATCAGTCAGCTTGTGGACGATCTCCAGGTCTCCGGCGCCCAACTCGCCCTTGCGAGCAATTTCCTTCAGCTCTTCACAGAGCTTTTCTTTCAGTTCATGCATATACATATTGACTCTCCTTTCAGGCCACACGCTCAACGATTAGGTTAGCATTTTCAACCTCAATCGTCTCTGTGCTGGTATTTTTGACTGCCACAGTCACACAGCAGCCACGGGGAACCTCAATAAAGGCCGCAGCAAACACGTTGAAAAACTCGTCCACCGCGGCAGGGGTCACGATAGCAGTGGCGCTTCCCAATGCTTCACCTTCCACCGCAATAGCAATAGAAATAGGTCCAACTGCGCCACCTGTGGGAATGGCAATATTGCCGCCAAATACAACTTTGTAGCGGGCTCGGCATTGATTTGTCATACCGCGCAAGGTAATGATGCCAGAACCATCTCTATGCACAACACAATTAGATCCGCTCACGGGGGTCTCTGTAAATACGACATTCTGTCCCGCAGCCACTTGCTGCACAAATACGCCAGTAAATTCAGCCATAAGATCATTCCTTTCAAAAAAAGATAGCGGCGAGGCTATTGCCCCGCCGCGCTTGTTCCAAAATCGGCACGGGGCCGAACATTCCGGTCATGCCGGAAAGTTGATATATTAGGTTTTAGCAGCCGCAGCCACAGGGATTACACCCACAACCGGCATAAGGATTCGGGACCTGATAGGCCGGAACGGGCATGGGGTTGATGCGTCGGATCAGCTCATTGGTCTGCGCATCCAGAGTCGCTGTCAAATAGCTGTTCTGATTAGCCTGAGAGGCAGCCAGTTTCAGAGACTGGTTCTCGGCTTGCAGCGTTGTAATCTTGTCCTGGGTCAAGAAGTCAAGAATGGCTCGGCTGTTCGCATTGGCATTGTCAATGATATCCCTGGTGCTGTTCTGGATAGTGTTTCGAGTATCGCATGCCTGGGTGGCCATGTTATAATTCACACCATCAATAGCGCGCTGGGTATCGCAGCAACACTGAGCCATCTGTGCCCCCAAAGCATTGAAGCCCTGCTGCGTCTGATAACCAAGAGTACAAACGGCATTATCAACGCCATGGAATCCGTTACTCACTGCATCACGAATGGAATTCTGTCCATTCTGTAAACCATTCAGAGCAAAGCCTTCGTTGATGTCGGCGCGAGTAGCCCAGCCCTGAAAGCCAGGGCCATTGGTACCACCGTTACCGCCAAAACCGCCACCGAAACCGTTCCCCCAGCCAAACATGCCGAAGATCAGAAACAGGATAATCCAGGAGGCCCAATCTCCACCCCACATGGAATTACCATAACCGCCGCCCTGATAGGCGGGAGTTACTGGCATGGTCATCACAGTATTGTCCGAAGAAAGACTCATTGTTTTTTCTCCTTTGTAAATTTATTTTCAAAACCCGGCCGGGATTTTGATTATATTTATTTCCCAAACATCCCCCGCATCCCCTCGAACATCCCTCGCATTTGCTGAGCCTGTTTCTGGGCTGCATCCAGTTGGGATTGGGTGAGTTTGCCACTGGACACCAATTCGTTGATCATAGCGTTTGGGTCCTTGCCTTTCATTTGATTCATGAACTGCTGAAACTGCTGCATCATATTGGATTGGCTATTCCCTCCACCAAGAACTTGAAAAATCGGATTAGGCATTACTCTCGTCCTCCTTAGCTCCCTGCTCTTTTGCAGGTTGTTTCTGCGCTGTCAGAGCGTCCAAGCGGGCAGCCAGAGCGGCTAATTCCTCTTTGGTGGCAAACTGAACAGACGATTCCTGCACGGATTGTGAGGCTTTCTTTGCCCCCGTACGTTCGGTATAATCAAATACTCGAAGAGGCAGGGGCATCCCTGACGCATCAGTTGATTTGATATAAAACGTGGAGTTTTCACTGTCCATCAGCAAACGGCTTTCTCCTGGTGCAACTAAATACCCTTTTGCCCCTTCTTCCCCTTGCACCCAGATAATTCCATTTCCAGCTGTGTTTCCCTGTGGCGGAACAGGTTGTCCCTGCATAGGAGCTTGGAACGGCTGTTGTCCACGAAGCTGCGCAAGATGATCCGGCGCAGGTGGCGGATAATATGGAGACTGATAGCTTGGATAATATTGATAAGCCATTTTTGTTATCCTTTCTCCCAAAAATATAAAACGATTTCATTTCCACTATCCCAAGTATCGTAAATGGTGCCGTCCTGCACGCAAACGACATGTCCAGATAGGGCAAGAATGTAGGTCCCTTCGGGATTCCTGTCTGCAAAGGAATTTACCGTTGTATCTTCTTCTGCCAGATTTCTTCGGTATCCATGTTTTCTGAGGTATGCCCCCCAAACATGATTTGCCGATGGCATATCTCCCATTTGATACCCTTGTAGCACAATTCCGATATATGTTTTTTCCCAGCTCTGTCCTAACGCTTTTGACAAAGCCCTTATTGTGCAATCCCCGACGTTTTTCTTTTCTGGATTCGGGTTGTAATAAACAAACATAAAACCACCTAAATAAAAAAGGATACAGTTCGCGCCTATTGGCCAGTGGTTATTCCACTATTCACTGCATCCTCCTTTAATTTTTATTCTATTGCAATTCTTTCGATAAAATGTTCATCCTAAATACAGGAAAAGCACAAAAAAAGACCACCCAAAAGGGTGGTCAAAGTACATGGGAAATTTTCCGAAGTGATTCCCTGTGCCTCTCTTTAATTGTACGTTCGGAAAACCCAAGAGAATCACCGATATATCGAAAATCTTTTCTCTGAACATAATGCATCCTCAAAATAGCTTTGTCCTCATCATTCAGTGTGCATCGCGCTAAAACTGCATCAAATTCAGATACAAGCGGAATCTCTTTCAATGCTCGTCTTGTTTCAATGTGTCCTGGGCTTGAATTTTGTTTCTGTGCCAGTAAATCAAAGAGGATTAAACATAATGCTTTACACTCTTCTAATTCGTTTACTGTTCCTTCTGGAATCTTCATAAACCAAACTCCTCCATTTTCTGGTTAAAGAGGACTAACAGTTGACATATTTACAAATATGAATTATTCTTTGTATAAAGGGGATGATCATTATACAAGCAAAAATCAAAGGAACACCTGCTTCTCTCCACGAGTCACTAAAAAAAGCGACAACAAGTATGTTGGTTCTTTTTCTGTTGCGTCAGAAACCTATGTACATTTATGAAATTATGTCATCTATTTCAAAAATGAGTGACGGAAAAATTTCTTTTTGTACTCTATACGCTTTATCTAATAAACTTCAAAAATTAGGTTTTGTCCGTGTTGCGTCTAAAGAAGTGAGTGAAGATAACAGAATCCGCGTATACTTATCAATTACAGAAACAGGATTAGATTATCTTTCGGACTGTATTGCATCTTACAAAGATTTTAACCATGATATAAACGAAATACTTTCAACTGACGTCTTAAAATAACCCCTCTGGATATATCCCAGAGGGGTTTTCCATTTACCTCTGAGCAAACATAATTTACAGTAATCCTTTTCGTCCCAGCACTGCAATCACCTCATCCCGTTTCATCGGGCGCTCCGGGCTGGTACCATCCACGATGCCATTTGCCACAGCCTTTGCCCAATGCCCCTCCTGTTGGGACCAGGCAGGCTCAGACAGCGTCTTCGCGTGGAGCTCTGCTTTCTGCATGAGCTGGTAGGCTTGTTCGTTGGTCATTTCAGAGATCAACTTTGCAATATCCATGGGTTCATCCTCTCCTTCCAGCCGCCAGTTGACTTCGGCGGCAATCTCTCCGTGCCGATTGTATAGATAATCCCCCGGGCACGCCTTGGCGGCGAACCACCGGTGAACCGTCATATTCTGCTTGTCCACCTGGCCTATCAGGGATTTATCCCCTCTCCACAGCAGTTTCTTGATCCCATTTCTCCGGCAGATATCCGTCAATAGGTCCAGCAATGCGGCGTAGGCTTTGTCTGACACCAGCCAATCCGGCGCCCCACCATTGTTGGCCACCTCAATGGTAATGGCCCGATGATCGTTGGAGGCGCTGGAAGTACACCAGGACCGATTTGCTTCATCTACATATAAAGCAATCCGCCCATCGCTTCCAATGCCGTAGTTGCTGCTGGCCTTGCGGGACGGGTCGGCAAACAAGGCCCCACAAGTCTCTACGCTGGCATTGCCTGCCATGCAGTGAATGGAAACGGTGTCGATTACATGGTTGCGCCGCCCGGAATGGTTAGGGGATAGTTTGGTGTAGGTTACAAGTGGGCTGTTACTCATCCACTCCTCACTCCTTTCAAGCAGGACAAAAAGTCCCCGGCCTGTTCTCTTGACAAACCGGGGCGGGATGGTATAATGGAAACAGAAAGGGCACTGCTACAAGCGGTTTAGCCCGTGCAAGTTAAGAGATCAAAGCAAAAGCCTTGAAACCGTCACTTGGCCGAGTGGCGGTTTCTGCCTTTAATGCGAATCGTTACGGTATATCCGAAGATATGTAACGTAATCGTAATGGGCATGGGCCTCACCTCCTTTCGGAGGATGTGGCTAAACCGCCTGCCGTTTTGCGCAGCGCCTCTTTCCGGCCCCTTTCGGGGCGCATCCATCATACCATGCCGCGCCGCAGATTGTCAATTTTTGCTGTCCCTTTACCAGGGGCAGTTTTTTGTTTTTGCAAGATTATCGGAACAGATCCGCCAGCGTCTTTGTCTTAGACTTCATATAGGAACGCTGAATATCATTCCACTCGTCCATCTCCTTCTCCCAGCCGGTCCAGCCCTGCTGCTGCGCATACATGCGGGAGGCGATATCTACATCTACGCCCTCTTTCTCGCTGATTGCCTTGATTGCCATGCGATTCTGATAAAAACGATTTGCCATACAAATTCTCCTTCTTTGTCTTTAGTTTTTGTTTGCGGTTTCTTTCTCAACTTCCGGCAAGCCCTTGATACTAACCAGCAAGGACAGTATGCCGGACAGTATGGTGGCCGACAGAACCACCGGCCATTCCACCGCAGAAAGCACCGCTGCCGCCCCAATCGTGGCAATGGCGGTCTCTGCCATGGTCTTGATTGCACGGATTCCCGCCGCTTTCCACCAGGCTTTCCATTTTTCACTCATTCCCTTCACCCCCTCTCACAGCCCGATTTTTGCCAGCAGAAACGCAATCACTGCCGCGAAAACAGCCCAGATTGCTTTATCAGCCAACCCTTCCCACCGGCGTGCGGGCTTGATCTGGAGCTCACTCACCTGGCTGAGTGCCGATGTGATTTTGGAGGACATTTCATCCAGCTTGTCCAGAATCTGAACATACTGTTCGTCCCGGCGTGCGCTCTCAGTTTCCAGGGCCCGGATGCGGTCATACATCTCCTTATGGGTCTGCCGGGCCGCATCCAAATGGCTGTTCAGAGACTTCTCCAACATGTTAGCCTTTTGCAGCCCCAAGCATTCATTCCCGGGGTTAAAGGTACACTTGTCCATGGGCATAACAGCCCTCCTCTCTCTGTGTGGGATGGTTCGTCAGGGTTCCACTTCCTCCCAAAACTCCGGGCTTGTCTCCGGGGACCAGGTGTTGGTGTCAATCTTGCTGCGCCAGGTTTTGCCATCTGCGGTACAGCAATCCCCTTTGGCGTAGGGGGAAGTGGAGAGGGAGAGGAAGGGCAGCGCCTTGTCCGGGTCAGTGGACCAGACAAACCCCCACTGGGCGGGCAGCTCCTCCGGCTCCTGGGGATAGATTTCACTGTCGTAGACCTGGAGGAGCCGAACCACCCGCCCGGCGCTGGACCGGCAGACAAAGCCATCTTTCTGGCCTGCCTTGCGCTCCAGCATGTTTTTGGCAGCCTTGGCCGCCTGGAAGTCCGGGATATACTCCTCTGTGGCACAGAGTTCCGTGCCGGTCATGGAGGGGGATTCTGCTTGCAAGTTGACTGCGGCAGACTTCCCCGCCCGGCGCAGGGTATCCAAAACAAACTCTTTTTCAGTCAACGTCATTCACTCCTTCTCGAATTGCTGCCGCCATAGCGCCCCAGGTAACGGGTTCCTCCGGCTCTTCCGGCGGGAGGTCGGGGTGGTCTGCTTCATAGGCGTCCAGCGCCTCCTGGTTGGTCTCCAGGCTTGTCACAGCGCCGTTTTCCACGGCCAGGGTCACAAACCCCTTTGCCGCAAGATAGGGGCTCAGGAGATCGTCAGGAAGAATCACACAGTTTGGGAAAGGTTGTCCCATGGGGTTGCCGTGGTTGCCGGTTTCATTGGGGGTTGGATTAATGTAGTGCATGGGTTACCTCCTTTATCCAAGTGCAATGAAAAAGTAGTTTGCATTTTTTGTATTAAGTTGTTGTGCGGCATTGCCTAAATACCAAGACAACGTATTTCCATCAAATTTGGCATTCAAGTTATACAACTCATTAGCCGAGCCTGGGCCTATCGAAAAGCCTTTTGTTCCAAGAACAAAAAAAGCAAACTTAAATCCAGAACTATCCTCTTTACCAATATTTCCAGCTTGAATATGGACGAATTTTGGTTCAAATCTAAATGTAAGAGTATTGGGATTTCCGCTCCCATACGTCCCCGTCCCCACGTAGGAACCGGTTTCTATGCTTGTCTTATCCCCCAACACCCCCAGATACTCAATAGTGGTGCCTGCGGGGATGGCGGGGTAGCCAGTGACCTGTTGCATTTTATTGACAAGAAATCCATAATTATATGGATAACCGAGAGAGACTCCGTTTTCAAAGTAACTGACAATGGCATCATCGGGGATATAGACAAGGTTAGTTCCTTCACTTCCACCATTATCTTTTTCTCCACTCACAGTAATAAATTTACCTCTAATAGCACTTTGAATATTACTAACCCAGCTATCATTAGTGGCATTTGCGGTATAACTTTTTACATTTTCCTGTGTCAATGTCCCAGTATCGGAAACTTTAATTGTCTCGGAGTAATAATAATTGGACGCATTACCAGTCCACGCCGATGCAAACAGGTATCCACTCACCATATCCCCCAACACATACCCCGCCTCTTTCGCATCGTCTCCCTCCTGGTAGGCATTGCGGTTGACAGAGGTTAGGTAGGTGATGTGGGTGCCTGCGGGAGTGAGGGGGTAAGCGTCAACACGCTGTAATTTATCCACAATGATGGTCGCCGAGTTAACACTAATTTGCGCATCATTAGGTACATAATATGTTTTATTTTGGTCTAAGGCCGGAGGGCCAAACCAGTTTCCAAAGTCATTTATATAGTATAGTTTTATATATTTACCCCTAAGCCATGATGCAGCATTTAGCGCATCGTTTGCTTGATAATGTGTTGTTGCAGAATTGAGTGAAATTCCGCCGCCATCATCCACTGTTATAGAGTCAGCGCAATTGATGTATGCAGTACGTTGATTCGAATTTCCTAAATTGATGAGTGCATTGGGTACATCGTCTAATGTCCTATCTGTATTGTCATCCACTAATTTGTACCCCGCCGGAACCTCCTCCTCTGCAACCACCGTCTTCCTCCACACATGGACGTTGCCGATGTTTGCAAGGACGTTGAAAGCATCGTTGGGGGTTGAATTAGCTCCCGTAGAAAGGCCCAGCGTGGAGATCACCGTATCTGAGAGAAGGTTTGCTTTGTTTAGATGGGTTCCCAGCTGGGTCCAACCGTCTTTATTAATCCCATTGAAGTCTACTGGAAATATCCCTGCAACCATGGCCTGCATAAAATCCTCATAGGTTGGATAGAGGGACAAGGCTTCCCCTACTGTCTTTAGGTATCGTGAATTCCCGTTCCCTTTCATAATGGCGTCTTGCACTAAAACACACCCTTTCTTAAAATTCTCCGCACATGGCCTCTCCCGCCATGAGATAGGATTTATCCATCCATTGGAACATGGATTCTACTTGGACAAGGATCTTTTCCAAATTGTTCGCTTCCTGGAAGGTGAAACTCTGCATATCAGAGGGGGCTTCTGGAAGATCAGGTACAAAGGGGAAAGTCTCTCGAATCCGTTTAACATTAGAAACATATCCCTTAGACTGCTCTAATGTTGGCTTGTCCTCTTTTACCCAATAATCTCTGCCTGGCCCTGGGTTGACTGGAACATACGGGTTTACATACCCACGGGAAGACAAACTATCTGAAAGGAACTCGGCAGCCGTTGTAACCCGGTTTATATCAGTTTCGTTATATGCTCCCTTGTAGCTTGTCTGTGCAAGCTGAATTAGTTCTTCTTCTGTCTGATCTTCTTTGGATAAAATCGTAAGAAGTTCCTCAATGTCCGCCTGGATACGGTCTGTAATGAGCCGTATGACATAAAGCCGAAAAGAAGAGGACAGACCTGCTTTGTCCGTTGCGGTAACAGTGATGTAGTTCTCCCCCACGCGAAGCGGCACCGTATGTGAGAACTGTCCGTGTTTATCAATAGCCGCTTCCTCCCCTTCCACAAGCAAGGTGACAGGAGATGTCGTCACATCCTTTGTTCCCCCTTCCACCGTAATAGATTCATCGTCAACGATTTGCCTGTACTCGTTCACTGTTAGCTCAGGAGGAACCGTGTCTACAATGTAAACCGAAGATAAATTGGCTTGATTCCCGTCGTTGTCCTGGATGGAGGCGGTCAAGCTGTGATTCCCTTCGCTCAGTTCATTTCGTGGAGTATAGGTGAACTGATAACCTTTCTCCGTGGCCTGCGTGGAAATATCTCCCTCGACCCCATCAATCAGCATGGAAAGAGAGGATGGATCAATCCCGGAGCCGTTCTCCTCGTCAAATGCTTCTACAACAAAGGTCGGAACATTGGTTGTCAATATCCCTTCTGCCGGAGATAATAGCTGAATAGTCGGGGGCACTTCCTCTTGCACCGTCAACCGAAGCCCAGGGATATTCGTCCCATCCGTTGTGGTGGAAACTCCTTTGTCGTTCGTTGCAGTTATCTCTGTGTTGAAATATCCCCCTTCTTCATTGTGGGAGGTTTTGGCCGGAACAATGACAGTCTCATATTTCCTTGTCGTTTCATTAAATGTAAGAGTGTATTCCTGTCCATCAAACGTCGCTTTTACCGTAGTTATCGACATGAATTACACCTCCCCACTCTGAAACTCACCCGACACTCTGATCTCTTCTTGCTCTATCGTCTGCACATCAAGTACGATCACTTGGAGCAATAC